TCATAAGTTAACCACCTCATCAGAAATCTTTTTTAAAGTCTCTGAGATTATCGAGAACAGCCAACTACTCCTGGATAACTTCGCCAAGAAGTATGAATCTAAAGGATCGCAGGAGATTCGGTTTAAGAATAAGGCTCGCTACCTAATCAGAGCCGGAAACTCAGCTGCTCGAGGAATTGCCGCCCCCGATGTAATCCACATTGACGAGTTACGAGAATTTGATACTGAGGATGTCTGGAGTTCGATGCGATTTACCCAAATGAGTAATCCCAATCCGCAGGCCTATGTGTATTCCAACGCAGGCCACGCCAATTCAGTCCTGCTTCATAAATTCAGAGAACGAGGCCTTGCAGCTAGTGAAGGGGCAGATGATTCGATTGGCTGGTTCGAATGGAGTGCGGAGCCAGGTGCCGAGATAACCGATAAAGAAGCTTGGTATCAGAGCAACCCGTCACTCGGCCACACAGTTCATGAGGATAATATTAAGGACAGTTTATCGGATCGCGAGGACATCTTCAGGACAGAAATCCTCTGCCAATTTGTCTCGATGATCAACCCGGTCATTTCGGAAGCCGAATGGAAGAAGTGCAAGGTCGATGACCTGCCTCAGCTGAACACGGAACACGATACTTGGATGGCAATAGATCTTAGCCCGGACAGGAAACACGGAAGTCTTGTTGCTGGCCAAAGAATTGACGGCGATAGGTTTATGGTCAGCCTTCTCCATACTTGGTTTAATCCAGTTAACCTCGATGACAAAGAGATGGCTAACGATATTGCTTACTGGGTACGGAAGTTCCCGGTTAATGCCGTTGCCTATAGCAAGTCGACAGCCTCAGCCGTTGCAGCTCGATTAGCACCAGCCGGAATCCCTATCCATGAGATTACAGGGCAGGAATATCAGCAATCTTGCGATGAATTCGTCTCGGCAGTTTCTAGCCTTCGCCTTGCTCATTCGGATCAAGAGGAACTAACTAAGCAAGTCTTAAGCGCCGTTAAATTAACTCGAGGTGATGGTGGTTGGGTAATGGGGCGCAAAGCTTCTGGAATTGTCTGCGGTGCAGTTGCTTCAGCAATGGTTACACACTTTGCGACACGCGCTGAATCTGAAGTAGACATTCAGGTAGGATAATGTCTAGACAGTAGCGTATAATATGTCCAATGGGAATCCGGGACATTTTTACTTCATCAAAGCCAGCAATCGAGCTTACAGTCGATGCCGCTTCTACCCCTGCGCCGTTTAATAACACGGCTTCATTTAATCCTTTCGTATTTACTCAATCAGTTGCCAGCCGTCAACAGGCTATGGCAGTTCCAACTATCGCAAGAGCGCGTAACATCATCTGTTCCACTCTCGCAGCTCTTCCACTTGAGCAATACTCGAAGGTGGATGGATCACACATGGGAACACCCGGAGTAATCAATCAGCCAGACCCACGCGTTCCCGGCTCTGCAATTTACGCATGGCTCGCAGAAGATTTACTATTTCATGGCGTTGGCTATGGACAAGTCATGGAGCAATACGGAGACACCGGCAGAGTTCGCGCTTGGACTCGCGTAGCACCAGATCGCGTAACAACTAAACTTAATAACAATCAGACAGAAATTGTTGGCTATCAAGTAGACGGCTCAGTAGTTCCAACTCAAGGAGTCGGTTCGCTTGTAGTTTTCTATGGTCTCGATGAGGGACTACTCAATCGCGCAGGTCGCACAATCCGCGCAGCCCACGCATTAGAGCAAGCAGCAGAAACCTTTGCTAAAGAGCCAGTACCACTACAGGTTCTAAAGTCTAACGGCACCAATCTTCCAGCAGAGCGAATCTCAAAGCTTCTCGAGTCATGGCGTACAGCCCGACTTACAAAGTCAACTGCGTTCCTTAACGCGGATGTTGAATTGCAGGCGTTGGGCATCGATCCAGCCAAACTACAGCTGAATGAAGCTCGTCAATATGTCGCTCTGGAATTGGCTCGCGCTTGCAACCTTCCTGCATACTTCGTAAGCGCAGAAACTACCAGCATGACCTACTCCAACAGCGTTTCGGAGAGGCGCTCCCTTATCGATTTCTCAATGAAGCCGATTTTAGCGAGCATTGAACAGAGGCTCTCCATGCCGGATTTCTGCCCTTCAACCGGAGAAATTCGTTTTAGCCTAGATGAATTCTTGCGCTCAGATGCTCTACAGCGCGCTCAGGTATACGAGATTCTTAATCGCATTGGCGCCATGAGTGTCGAGCAGATTAGAGAAGAAGAAGATCTAATTGATAACAAGGAGACCCGATGAAGATAACAATGCCATACGCCATTACAGCGGCGGATGCAGAGTCTCGCATTATTGCAGGCCGTATCGTTTCATGGAACGCTGAAGGCAGTACCTCAGCAGGCCGCACTATGTTCAAAGAAGATTCAATCAACATGGCTAAGAACATTAAGTTAGTCCTACAACACGATGTAACTAGACCTTTAGGCAAGCTCGTCAGCTTTGAAAAAGATGCTACAGGGATCACAGCAGAATTTCGCATCGCGAAGACAACCGCTGGTAATGATGCCCTTGAAGAAGCAGCAACCGGATTACGCAGCGATTTTAGCGTGGGTGTAGATGTTGAAGAGTGGGATAATGAGGATGGCGTTATGGCTATCAGCGCATCGAATCTCATCGAGGTCAGCTTGGTCACAGACGGCGCCATACCCGGAGCTGAGGTCGCTAAGGTCGCGGCTGAGGACACAGAAATTTCTGAGACATCTCAGGAAGAAACACAATCAACTACAGAAGGAGAACAAGTGTCAGACACTACCGTTCCAGAAGTTGCTCCTGCCGCAGAAACGGTAGAGGCTGCAAAGGTTGAAGTTAAGGCTGCAACAGCACCTTATATCTCAACAACTGTTCGTAACCCAATCGTTGATAAGGCTTCTTATCTCGAGCACTCAGTCCGCGCTTCACTCGGCAACGACCAATCAAAGATGTATGTTGCAGCAGCAGCAGACACAACAGACAACGCTGGTCTTGTACCAACTCGTCAACTTACTGAAGTTATCAACGGCATCTCAAACGCAGACCGCCCATTGATCGACTCAGTTTCAACAGGAACTCTTCCAGATGCAGGAATGTCTTTCGAGATTCCTAAAATCACAGTTGCTCCAACAGTTGCAATCGCAGCTGAAGGCGGAACACCATCAGAGACAGACCAGAACGCAGCGTTCGTAACTGTCGATGTTAAGAAGTACATCGGTCAGCAAACATTCTCACTCGAATTGCTAGATCGTTCATCACCAGCGTTCTTCGCTGAACTCGTACGCCAGATGGAATACGCATATGCTAAGGCTACAGATGCTGCAGTCGGCTCTGCGCTAATTGCAGGCGGAACAGACGGCGGAAACCGTACTCTTACAACAGGTGCTCTTGCAGCTGATTTCGTAGCGGATGCAGCAGTATCTATCTACGAGAACACACTCGGATTCGCGACAAACATCGCAGTATCTCCAGCACAATGGGGCGTTCTCATGGGCTTGGTCGATTCTTCAAATCGCCCAATCTTCCAGCAGACAATCAACCCACAGAACGCAGGCGGCACACTTACAGCAACAGCAGTTCGTGGAAACCTTCTCGGTCTGAACCTTCGCGTAGCTCGTAACCTTTCAGGTACAGGCGATAACTCAATGATTATCGTTAACCCAGATGCATACACATGGTATGAGAGTGCGCGACTTTCGCTCCAAACTAATTTAATTTCAACTGGACAGGTCCAGGTGGGTTACTACGGTTATGGCGCAATTGCTACCAAGATCGGCGCTGGCGCATACCGTTACATGGTTGCATAGTAAATAACTAATCATGGGGGGGCTGCTGCTCCCGGTGGCTCCCCCAGTCGTTTAATAGAGAGGATACAGAAATGGCATCGATAGTCACCGTAGCAGAGCTAAGGTCAATCCTTGGCGTTTCTGTATCCCTTTATAGTGACGCATATTTAACAGATGTAATCGATACAGCTGAGGCAGTAATCTTGCCTATGCTGGTCAAGTATTCAAGTCCCATCGATGTAGTCGCACTTCAAGATAACATCGCAACATATTATGTCCTTGGTGATAATAACTTTTCAGCGGGTCAGAGCGTAGTCATAACAGGCGTAGGCTCCCCATTTAACGGAACTTTTACCATTCTAGAATCAAGCAATATTGATTATGATTCTTTTATTCTACGATCTAATTCACGCATATTCTTGGATGGTTCTTACAGAGAATTTAACGGCTTCTTTACAGTAGCCCTAACCAATGCCGATATTACAGAGCGCAAGGTAATTCCTTCTGGCTTGGCAACACTATCTGGCGCAGCTACTTATGTAGGCAACAGCGCAGTCGAGTCAGCAGTCCTAGCCGTGTCAGTTGAAGTATTCCAATCTCGTATCGCTCCTGGTGGACAGATCGAGGGAATCGACTTTACTAATGTCAGCCCTTACCGCCTAGGGCGCAGTCTCTTTAACCGCGTATCAGGACTCTTAGGGGCATACATCGACACCGATTCAATGGTGCAGTAATGTCTACAATTC